ATCTCCGCAGCAGTATTAGACATGGGATAGAAGTTTACATCTTTCTCCATGAATGAGAGATAGATTGATTTGATAAGTTCAAATCCTTCATCATCTCTACCACCACACAGAATCATATCTGCGTTCTTCATATCTCTGATGATTGTGCCTTGTGCCACAAACTCAGGACTATAGAATACACTTATACCTCTTCCTTCTAATTTCTTATCTACCTTATCTACAAAGCCTGGATTAGTTGTACATCCGACAATAAATTTCTTTCCTTCCAAGTTGGGAGATCTGAGGAGATCACACACAACAGCATCAACCAAACTACAATCATAACTACCATCATCTAGAGAAGGAGTAGGAACAAAAGTAAAGATAATATCAGAAGATTTAATAACATCTTGGTTGTTAGTACTAGCTCTTAGTTTCTTAGATCGAAGTAAGAGATCTTCTACCTCTGGTTCGTTACTATAAAGTTCCTTAGCATTAAGTTTACTGACATAACTTGATTGTACATCAGAAACAAATACATCATGACCAGCGGACTCTGCAAGAAGGGCAAAACAAATGCCAAGTCTCCCTGCACCGATAACACCGATTTTCATTGTGAAATTAAACCTCTAATTTATACGTTGGGATAGGATCCATTTTGTGTTTGTTTTGTGCATTGAATTTTTGGAGAATCTCCAAGCCAGGACCTGCACCAGTTTCCATGGCCTCTTCTAATTGTTCGTATGAAGCACCAATCTGGTCTTCATCATTTCTACCATCCTCCCACAGTCCATCTGTAGGAGTTGCGTTGATGATCTCAGGGATTACTCCGAGTTCTCTTCCGAGTTCTCTGACCTCGGTTTTATAAAGGTCCGCAATCGGAGCAATGTCAACCCCACCATCACCATACTTAGTATAAAAACCCACACCATAATCTTCTACTTTGTTACCTGTACCTACTACAATACCTCCTACATTTGCAGCGACATGATATAGTGTCACCATGCGGAGGCGTGATTTTGTATTGGCTTTTGCCAATGGATTTCCAGTATACTCTAAACCAAACTCATTTGTCAAATCCGACATTAACTTGGCGTAAGATTCCGAAAGATTTGCTTTAAGATGTTTTACATTAGGATAGTTTTTTGCCAACCAAAACATATGTGCATCAGAGAGTGTCTCCTGATCTATATTTTGATTCAGTGGCATACCAATAACATAAGTTGGTAATCCTGTTCTTACAGCAAGAGTAGAAGCAACGGCGGAATCAATTCCACCAGAAACTCCCACTACAAAACTGTCTACATTATTATCATGTGCATACTTACACAACCACCCAACCATATCAATGGTAAGTGATTTATAATCTTGGATGCGATTCATTTTCTGGTTGCTAGAATGACAGTGTTTTCATAATCACGACCTGTATCAAAGGTGTAATCTTTTTTAATCTTTTCAATAAAATCATTATAATAGAATTCATTGAAATTGACAAGGTTGTATATCATATAAACATATTTTGAATTCGTGATAATCTTATCGTAATATTCCATCTGTGTAGGAAGATCACATTCAGATAGAGCATAGTTGCTAATGAAAAGATCAACATCTTTAATCTCTTCATACTCTGTACACGGAATACATGTTACCTTGTCTTTTAGATCTTCAAATTGATCTAGATATTTTCTCTGCAAGGCAGTTACTTCTGGCAAGTCGATCAAAATATATTCATCAAACTCACACACTTTACTCAAGACTCTACAGAGTCCACCATACCCACCACCTACTTCTACAATCTTACTGACAGGAGCACCATCAAGTAGGAATCCACACTCAAAAGTATTTTTCATATACCTGAGAGTTGTAGGAGATATCGTACCTTTCATGCCTGGATACGGATACAGTTCTGGATTACCAATCTTATCATTCTCTTTGAATGCCTCAATGTTTTCCCAGACTGCATCCTCATTCATATCCTTACAGATATTCAGATAGGCTTGTCCTTGATCCTTAAGTACATGTTCCAGAATAGTCTTGTACTTTGGATTAGATTTGAAGTTTGCAAAGGCAGCATCAGATGAGACTGCTTCCTTACATGCTTCAAGATATTCTACGGCAATTTGATCTTCTGCTTGCCATCCACTACGGTCATCTGTGACAGTAGTTGCAGATACGTCAATAATTTCACTCATGATACTTGTGGTTTTTGATGTCTAAGTGGGTCGAGTTGTGCAAAATAATTTCCATACATGTAATCCTCTGCTACTCTCATGCACTGAGCAATCTCAAAGTTTTCTTGTATTACATCTTTCTTGGATTCATAATACTCAGGTGTGAGTTTATCCCAAGGAATATTTTCCCAAGGCTTTTTCTCATCTAAGAAAATGATACCTTCTGGATTGAAGTATTGGGCAACTCCAGCAGTACCATAATACACTGGAATAGTTCCACACGCAAAGCAATCTGTCAACTTCTCAGTAAAGTAAGTTGGATAGTTTGCGTTCTCCACTGCAAAGGAGAACATATAATCTCTCAATGCTTTTGACTTTTCTTTGAGTGGTAACTCTTGATGTAATCCCCAACCAAATAAATCATCACCACCTTGTTTTTTATAGTATGCTTCTACGACTTTGAGACGGCGTTGATGTCCCACAGTATATCCTTTGTTAGATGCGACCATTGAGACAAGTTTTGACTTGCGGTATACATCCCTATCCATGACCCAAGGAGCAGCATTAGAGATACAATAAAGAAATTTACCGTCAGGACCAGCCTCATGCGTGAGTCTCTGATCGCAAGTAAAAATGCCATCGACACGACTAGCAACAAAATCATAGTTCTCCTCGATAAATTTATATTGGTCTGGAATAATTTCCCTAGATTCCAACAACCAAATGAACTTTGGTTTATCACTGTTGTCCTCTAAGACTTTTAGTGCTTCTCCATTTACATAGAGGTTCACAAGTCCAGTGCCATTACGAATCCATCTAGTATATACCGACCTATTGTTTGCCGAAGTAGATGGTTCTAATGAATCATTACAATAAAGATTGATAGGAAATTTAGAATCAGGTCCTAGGACAGGAAAATCAATTCCTGTAGGACTCTTCTTCGCCTTTTCAACTGCCTCTTTTAGTGCTGCTGCCTCGGCATCATACTTATTCATAATCCTTTCTCATCTCCTCAAATACTTTTTTCAAACCTTCTTTAACAGATGTTCTAGGTTGCCAAAATTTCTTTATGAATGGGTCAGGTACATTCCTAGCATCCTTCTGCACTTCATCCTTCGATTGTGCAGGCGTAACCGTGATCTCCTTCCCAATACCAGAAAATAATGACTTAATTTCTGACGCAATCTCCAACACAGTTGTATAAACACCAGTAGTAATATGAAGTTCATCGTCTGAACGGAGATCATGGTATGTTTCCATAACAGTCTCCAACGCTTCACAACAGTCTTCTGCATAAAGAAACTCTCTTGCTTCAGTTCCGTCTGTCATCATATCTATATCACCAGATTCAAACCCTTTACGGATGAAATCTGTAATGACATGTGCTTTGTCCATGTCTTTCTCAATACCATACACATTCCAGAACTTGACGATCAATCCACCAAGAGACTTGGTATAAAGTTCACCAACTCTTTTCAATACACCATAGGGAGAGTAAGACATATTACTCATCTGTGATGATGCGAATACAAATGGTTTCTTATGTTTCTCAAGCAGACCAAAAGCATTTGCCATCAGTCTTGTATTATTATCTATGAACTGAAAAGTATGTTGATACTTTTTAAGATAGTGTGATCCCCCTACATCAAAGGCAAGGAAGTACACAAAATCTGCCATATAAATTTTGGCTTCAAGTTCACCATTTGGAATGACTGTCATGTCCTGTTCACTACCATTAGTGATATCAAACTCAAGGACTTCATTCCCCATACGATTAAGGTAGTCAGTCAGATATGCTCCAACTTGACCACCAGATCCTAGCACCAATATCTTACGAGCTCTTTGCTCGTAATACATGTCTTCATAATCCATTTTTGTAATGACAACCTCCATCAAAGCCAAGCAACGGAATGTTTCTCATCAAAATTGACAAGACCAGTACCACTCATATGTCCAACCTCAGTAACATTAATTTTAGGGAATGTGATTCTGTTCCAGAAGTCTTCGATCTCAGGCCATTGAGGACCGATATCATCGAGAAGAACGATACCAGACCATCCTTTCTCTTCTAGGTATTCAAACATCTCTTCCTCTGCTGTCCCATCATGAGGGTCAACGTCAATCATTATAATAGAAACATGATCCCAATTCAAGTCATCAGTTCTAAAGTCTTGAATCTTGAACTCAATATTATCTTTCTTGATTCCCTCTGTTGCACCTTGCTCAACTAGGTCATAACTAATAACTTTATTTTTATCATTGTATGAAAGTGCAAGGGCAGATCCACCTGTCCTTGTACCAACATCTAAGATAATAGAGTCATTAAACTGTGTGGATAACCAAGAATACAATCTGTATTCACTCTGACCAGCAGAAAGCCAGTCATTTGGGTTGAGTGATTGCTCTGCAAGATGAGAAACATCTAGACTACGGATTGCATCCTTATCAAGTTTGATGTTCTTCTTAGTTACTTTTCGCATGTTCTAGTTCCTTTGATGTAATATCAACTACGCCATGTTGGCGAGATTTAATTTGTTCAGAGATCCAAGCATAAGTCTTGGCGATACCCTCTTCAAGAGTCTGTGAATAATCCCATCCAAGTTTCTCACGAATGAGATCGTTGTTGGAGTTACGTCCACGAACACCTAGAGGTGCATCAAGTTTGTGTGCTTTCTTTACAACCTTTCCAGATACCTTAGCAGCAGTCTCTACCAACTCATTGATAGTGACCATCTCTTCAGAACCAATGTTTACAGGTCCTTCAAAGTCAGAATCAATCAACCTACGAGTTGCTTCGATACACTCGTCAATGTAAAGGAACGATCTAGTTTGCAAACCGTCTCCCCACACCTCAATGGTGCCTCCTGTTTCTGGTAGAGATGCGACCTTCCTACAGATTGCTGCAGGGGCTTTTTCTTTTCCGCCATCCCAAGTCCCTTCAGGACCAAAAATGTTGTGATAGCGAGCCACAGAAACGTCAAGGTCATAGTTGCGAGCATAGGCAAAATATAGTCTCTCCGAAAAGAGTTTTTCCCATCCGTATTCTGAATCTGGATTTGCTGGGTAGGCGGAATTTTCACGGCAATCAGGGTTGTCAGGATCTAATTGATTATGTTCTGGGTACATACAAGCAGAACTAGAATAGAAGATCTTAGTTTTGTTTGTACCGAGTAACCTATTAAGTTGAACTTGTTCGTTCAGAACATTCAAATTAATAGTTGCTGAGTTGTGCATGATGTCAGCAGAGTGTTCATCTGTAAAGATGTATCCAGCACCACCCATGTCGGCAGCAAACTGGTAGATCTCATCAAAAGAATCTCCATTTACATCTAAGACTTGTGCTACAAGTCCTACTTCTCTGAGGTCACCTTGAACAAAATCATCGGCAGCACTCATAGAGAAATCGGGGTACTTAATATCAACGCCACGAACCCAATACCCTTCTGATCGTAGTCGTTTTACCATGTGACTTCCAATGAAGCCGCCTGCACCCAATACTAGTGCTGTCTTCTTATCCATACAAGTTTGAAATAAACTTCATCTTATTTATTGTATCAAACCTTAGCGGTTTGTGCAAGAATGTTTACAGTTGGAAACCAACCGAGCTCCATCATAGGTCTTACATCAGCACATAACTCATCAGGTTCATTAGGTGTCCACTCTTGAATAGGGAGATGACTCATACCCATAGACTCGGCAAGATCTAATACAGATGTTGCCTCTCCAGTTCCAATATCAATCGGTCCTGTATATGTACTGGTGATCAAATAATGAATTGCTCTGACCACATCCAAGACATGAATCCAATCTCTCTTATGTCTTGTTAAGTATCTCGCAGTCCCCTGTTTCAACATTTCATATAACATATCATCTCTACTTCCTTCCTCTGCCCATACATTGAAGAACCTCATACCCACACTGTTGGGTGGTGCCATGAGTTCGTTTGCTTTCTTTGTAGTAGCATAGGGATTTCTCCACCATTCTTCTGCTCCAGCAGAACTTGCATATAATAATCTTACATTATTCTGTCTGCAATAATCAAAGATAGGTTTAGATTTTTCTACATTATTATCCCAAAACTTTTGTGGGTTATCCACACTATCTCTCAGTGCAGCATAGGCTGCAAGGTGTATAATACAATCCCAATGTTCTGCAAACATACCAGAAGGACCTACAAAGTCTCCGATGTCATCTGGTCTATCCAAACCTTGAACAGTGTATCCAAAAACTTCTCTTAGAGAAGCGAACACTTCCTTGCCAATAAATCCATTGTGTCCAGTTACTAAAATTCTAGTCATTTTCTCCTTTTCCTATGTCGTGCAATCCAATTTTTTGCGGTGTCATCGTTGAGACATTTATGTAAGACTTCTCCTTCATAAACTATCATTCTTGCATTTTTTCCACATGGAACGGCAGCATATCCGTCTTTAGTGAAGAAACCCATCTTGGTATCTTTATAGTAATTATAAATTGATCTGAGTTCCTTCTCCTCTGGAGTCATCATTTAACTTCAATAGTGAGATGGTTATTACAATCACCGAAGAACTTGCCATCGAGATTGTAGTTGAATGAGATACTATATCTTTCCTCACTAGAAAGTGATGGAGTTACATAGTGATCTACATGAGCAGGGAAAATAAACAGACCACACTCTTCTGGTTCAAATCTCCTTTCAAAACTGTTGAGATCATCATACCCAGTCACGGATGGTTCCCAGTGACTTGTAATCCATGTGGCATTTCTAGTAGTAAAAACAATATCACCACTATCCTCTGGAACCTGTAAGTAAAACACTCCAGCGAACTGAGTATTGTTGTGGCGATGTTCTGCAATATAATTTCCCTTCCTTTGTAGGTTACCCCAAGAATTGATTCTTTTCAACCCATGTTTACTTAAATCAAGTTGAAGAGATTTTGCAAACTTATGAACCTCAGCATCTATTTTATTTTCTAATAATAATAACTCTGGTTTAGATAATATATCTGCTTCTAATTTTGTAGTCTCGCCATTAGGTCTGTTAACTATATCTGTGTCTGGTGCCCAGTCACAATCTCTCATATAATCCAACATAAATTTAACTTCAGATGGTCTGAAGTCCAAGACAGATTGATAAACTGGTGTTGGAAATAATATATGGATACTAGACATCAGCCTGCATTTAAACTTTCATTATATTGATTGTCAAGCATCCCTGCGGTATGTACTTGTTGTAGTCCGATGTTTCCTTGCCACCAACCAGTAGCAATATACTTATCAGTCATAGGAGGATTGCCTCTGTGCAAGTGAGTGTATCCACCAGGCCAGATAAGAATAGTTCCTTTCTTTGGTTTTTCTCTTCTCTTTTGATATAAAAATTCTGTCTCTCCACCTTCCTCTACGTCATTCAAATATACCATCCATGCCATAGTTCTATTACCCAGATTCCAATTCACATTCTCTGCATGGAACAAATGATATCCTTGTTGTGGTTCTGTCTTTTGAAGTAGACACAGAGAACTTACATAACTGAAATTAGATAGGTATGGATATTCATTAATGTAATGGTACAGGCAATTATTAACATACTTCATCAACTGGGCACACTCACTAGGAGAGAATCCATCCAGACATATTTGTTTATCTTTTACATGACTAAAATTTCTTTTAAAATCTGCAAACTCTGCTTTGTCCATGTAGTCTACAAGGAAATCGCAAAAGCGTGGGTCTACTGCGTTATCAAAAATTCCAATGAAGTCATGAAATTCATATTTAATTTCGGTGTCCATTATGTTACCAAAGATTTAGTGGGCAATGTGCTGCAGAAAACTTAACCTTATTTACTAAAAAACAACCACACTCTTTACATAAGTGTCGTTCTGGATCAAATCTATTACAGTCTCTACATATATCTATTCGTGCTTTTTTAACCTCGTCAGGAACAAGTAAGGTTCCGTCAAAGACGAAACCTTTTACAATATCATAGGCGGTCTTTGAAAAATTGGCCGCCTTTTCTGGTAGGGATGGATCAGTCACCTTTGGTTACTTCATCTTTAATATAACATGGAACACCAGCAGGGTCTAACCATTTGGTGTATTCAAAATCCTCCATGGCAGTTTCCATTTGCATGTAGTTATCACAAAGATACATGTCCTTGTATCTGCCTGAGTAATTGCTGAACTTCTGAATACGATAATCGGGTTCACCGTTCTCTAACAGTTCTTCCATTTTGATGTACCTATAAGGTTCATTATGTAGTAGAACGTCAATCATTTTGAAACTCCTAGATCTTCTGCAATCAGACTCATGAGCAATGAATACTCCTGACTTGGATCCTCCTCGCTAAACTCATAACCTTCTTGTTTGTAGTACCTCAAAACTTTTTTGTAAATCTTTGGATACTTGAAGTCCAGTGCAAACTCTTCGTCTACTGCTGCCTCCAACGCATCAAGATTTTTCTTGAACTTAGAAATGAAAGTGGACATTTTCTGATTTGGTTTACGTTACTATTGTAGTCCGAGATTTAGTTTTTGTCAAGCACCGTCGTCGTGATCCCAAAGGTGCTGTATATCATGTGCTGTCCCTGCATCAATACACGGTTTCAAAATATCCTTGTGCGGAACAAGTGCTACCTGACCATCAGGCGTATCAATTAAGAAGGTCTCACCAGCTCCCGCTCGATCGACCAACTCTTCAAAGTGATCTTCCAAATATTTAAGTGAAATTACCTTCATTAAGTGGTTGGTGACTTGGGTAGATGGTCTTCTGATCCTGGCATATGTTGTAAAGATTCTGTTCCAGCATTTACCTCATTAATATGATCGATCTGATCTCTGTTCTTTAAAAACTCTAACATCTGACTT